CCGCCGTAAATGAAGTTGAACGAAGAGCCTGCGACCGGGGTCGGAAGGGTGTAGGTGCGATCAGCCGAAACGTCAGCAACGATGTTCAATACGCCAGAGTTAGCGGCAGTAGTGATAGTGACGTTCGCGTTAGGCAGGGCTACGGGAGCCAGACCTGCGTTGTTCAGTACAGTAACAGCGCCAGTGGTCGAGTTGACCGAGATGTTCTGGAAGCCATTTTGCGACCGGACGGGACCCGAAAATGTAGTATTTGACATTGCAAATTCCTCTCATGCGAGTTTGGGGAAGCAGTCTGCATGACGTCGGCCCGGAGCCGTCTGCTTCCCGGGTTGTTCCGGGGTTGTGGTCTTTATATCAGGAGGTTGTGGTGGCGTCAATGGTAGTAAATGCTACGTCGGTAACCCCACTATAATCTCCAACTGTGTTTTGACACAGGTAATTACAACGCTCCTGCGCGAGTAAGCAACAGAAAATAAAAAGGGGCCCCGAAGGGCCCCTAAGCATTACATAAGTTACTGATTTGACTCAGTTTGCGCCGGGAGAACCCCAGATACCCAGAGGGTCCGACACACCAAACGAATATCTTTCTCGTGCCTTGTAACGAGCGTTGCCCGTATCGAAGTCGGCGTCCATTCCAGTTTGCATCGGGGTACGAACGAAGTGCTTCAGACCGTTGGGCACGTCAGTCGTCAGGAACCAAGCGTTGTTATCAGTCAGATAGTGGTTGACTGTATAACCTTCGGGGATGGAACCGTTTGACTTGAGTGCGTTCAGGTCGTTGTCGGCGGTGCCAACACGCAGCTCAGTTTCAAGCAGGCGGGTAGCAACGAACATCAGCGACGGGGGCACGATCATCTTGCGGGGCTGGGCTGCAATCAGCAGGCCACGTTCGTCCGTCCAGCCAGCGATCTGAATAACGGCGGCTTCCAAGGAAGTCTCGTTAAGGTCAGCGCCAGTGGTCGGGCGGTTGCTGTTGGTACCACCGGACACCAGCGGGTGCGCAGTGGAGAACAGAACCTGACCGTCACCATAGGTCGGGTTGCCCGAGCCGGTGAAGCCTTGGTTCAGGATAGCTGCAGCCTTGACCTGTTTGGTATAAGCCATACCACGGGCCAGTGCCTTGGTGTAGCGAGCCGACAGACTGTCGTACAGGTTGTCTTCCATGGCCTCTTCGGTCAGGGAGAAGCCCATAGCGATGGTCTGGTGCGTATAGCGCGCCGTCCAAGCTTCCTGAGCGTTGTCGTAAACCATGGCAGAACCCTCGTTTTTCACGGGGGCGGCGCCAAAGCCGGACAACTTGGTTTCTTCTTCGAAGGAACGCTCGGAGGTTTCAGTCTCGAAAATCTCTTTGTGTTCTTCACGATATGTAGCGTACTCAAGGCCGAACAGGGCGTTGAGGCCCGGGAGCAGTTCCTTGAGGAGTTGAGCGCGTGAAATAGCCATGTCTCAGTTCTCCTTAAATACCGGTGTTCACAGTCATGCTGTGGAAGCCGAGGTTGATTTTCACCAGTACATCGGGGAAAGCGTCGCTGATGGGCGAAGCAAAACCGAGGATGCGGAAGGCGGCGGGGACAGTAACTACAGTTGCGTCAAGCGCACTGGTGGAATTGCCGGTCGAAGTGCTGCCAGTAGAAGTGCTCTGGGCAGCAGCGAAGAACGTATTCGCGCCAATGACAGCCTGAGTTGCAGTGCCGTCCAGCTGGGCTTGGAAAAGCACCATCGGGTCGTCTACAACAAGCGCCTGCACTACGCCAGTGGTGCCCGAGGGGTAGTACTGACTGAAGATCAGCTGACCCTGAGCGTTAACGTAGTTGCAACCAACGAACACACCAAGACCACCGGTTACGCTGGTAGAACCAGTCGGCCAGTCATTGGTAGTGGCGTCAGCGCCGGTACCGGTAACAATGTTGATATAACCGCTGGCGTTTATGTACACAACACTTCCGAAGAAGATGTTGGTAGAGTAGCCAGCCGGGTCGATCAAGTACGTGGAAGTGGCACCCGCGTAGGGCATGCCGTCCACGCGCTTAACGGGGCGAAGCCCGTAAGGTGATGCGGTGGTAGCCATTTTTAGCTCCTAAAAAGTTAACGTTTTCCGAAAGTTACCTTGGTTGACTGCTCGTTAAAAAGCGGCATCCGAGGGTCATTCTCGCGCATAAAGTTGTTGTTTACTGACGTCATCTGGCTCTTAGCCATATTGCGGTAATACTCGTTCCGCTCGTCAACCATCTCAACTGGGGCTTTGCAAAGCATCAGCCCACCCATAACGATGTTGTCCTTGAAGCGCTCGCTTTCGACGCCTACCAGCACAATCTCGGGGTGATCCGTGGCTTTTACGGGTTCCCAACCCTCACGCAGTTTCGAGGATACGTTAGTAGGATCAGCAGCCCCACGGGTGCTAAGGCGCACCCAGTGATACACATACCCCGGTTCTGGAGTAGGTGACGGAAGGAGCTCGGGACGTACCCACGATTTCGTGCGGGCGGTCGTTTCCCGGGTTTCCAGCTCGCGGCTCAGTCTGTTCGCAGTCATTTCGTATTCCTCAGTTCAGCAACCTGTTTGGCGTATAGTTCGAGCGGCACTCCCAGCCGTTTGGCTATGGCGACCTGTGATTGCGTTAAAGTGACCTTTCTAGGGGCCGTGCTCCGCGTAGCGGGTGCAACCACATTAGGTGCCTTGGCCTTAGCCTTGGGCGGTTCATGCTCTTCCCCATCGTCATCGTCAAACGACTCCGGGAACAATTTGCGCATACGAGAGTTAATCTTCTCGTAGTATTCGTCTGATCGAGGGTCTACACCCTCTTTCACTAGCTTGCTGTGGTATCCCAATGCTGATGCGGTCATCTCGTCATCTGCACCAAACCACGAATTTTCTTGTCTCCAGTTCTCTGCACGTTCATCCACTGTGGGAGCTTGCGTGGGTCGAACAGGAGCCGTTGGAGCCTGTTGTACAGGAGTTTCTCTTTCTTGTAAAGACTTGGGTTTTAGCCCAGCCACCTTGTCGCCCCTGATCTTAGCCGAGGTTAAGGCTTCCTGCGCCGCCAACAGTTGGTCAGCGTCGCCAGCTTCATACGCTTCTTTGTAGCGTTTCTTGGCGGCATCAAGCTCTAACGTAACCTGCTGCTTGGCCTGCTCAATGAGCGTGTTGTGGCTACGGTCAGTCGTATTCTGGAGCTGCTTGTTCTCTTCCACCAGCTTGCGGGCGTAGGCTTCCAACTCCTGCCGTTCACGCAAAGCCTGTTCTTTGGCCCGGCGTTCGTCGTGGTAGCCCTTGCTGAAGTGCTGAAGGCGCTTCTTAACCTTGTCGGAATACTCCGCAAGCTCATCGTCAGAAACTTCCGCCGGAGGGTCAGATTTCTTACGGTTGCGATCCTTAGGCGGCGTATCGTCCACCACCTCAATCTCAAACTCATCGGCTTTGGCAGCGGGCTTTTCTGGCTTCTTGGTTACTTCATTGCGGCCTTTTGGCGGCTCAAGCTCAATCTTGAGCTCCTCCATCTGCTCTTGCTTGCTTGAGTCTTCTGCCTCGTGGGGGAACTCGAATGTCACTTCTTGTCTGGGCATACGCTGTTACTCCTCAGATAGCACGTGCAATAGCACGGGGGTTGGGGACGATGGCCTGCACGGAGTCGTCGTTGAGCAACCGGTACTCAGTACTGCCAATACGGAACCTTGTGCCACTGTTTGGACGGAACATCACGTAGTCCCCAGTTTTGCACCAAGGGCCCGTCGGGAACCGGGTCTGGTCCGCGTAGGCTTGGTCACCCATGTCCAACACAAGACCTATCGACGACAGAATCAACTCCTCCCGCATGGTCTTTGTAGCTTTTAAGATACCGCTGTCAAACTCCTCTTCAACTTCAGGGAGCGCAATCAGTAGGTGGTATCCGGTGGGGGTGGGGATAGCTGCTTCCAGCTCCGCCAAGGCTCTCTCCTGCTCTGCATACAGCGCAGCTCGCTTCTGCTCCAGCTCAACCATAGCTGGGGTTTTCTCCGCTACTTCAGTCATCGTCATTCTCTCGATAGTGTCGCGCAAGGTCTGATACTTCTCGCCGTGCGGTCGCTAGACCTCGAATGACTCCGCACGTATGCCTGTACTCGTCGAAGCTTTTGGCGGCTCCTTCGGTCAGGGATTCTTCTGAGGCCCGCTGCGCTGCAGCCAGCTTTTCTTCCAGCACGTCAAAGACGGTTTTAGCCATGTTATCGACCCTGACCTCTGTAGGCTTTGTGGGAGCGCTTTTGCGCCTTATTCATAGAGCTGCGTTTAACGGCACCGTCACCGATGCTCGTCCCCTTCTTAGCCTTGTGGGCCAGCTGGTCGCTGAGGCTGTTCTGACTGAACTGTTTGACCACTTGCTCTCTCCTTCGTTTGCTCCTTGGCCATGCCGAGAAGCTCTTTCGCTGTTTCAAGCTGCAACTTCTGCGCAGCCTGCTGTTGTTGAGACTGAATGCGCGCAGCCTCGCTGGCGGTCTGTGCGGCGATGCGCTGACGCTCGACGTCCACTTTATCCTGTGCCAAGGCGTTGTCGGCTGCATCTTTTGCTGTTTTGCGTTGGAGCTCGGCGTCCTTGAGCTGAAGCTCCTGCTGCTGCATCTGAATGACCGGGTCCTGCTGTTGCTGCTGGGCCGCCTGTTGCGCTGCCTGCTGCTGTTTCTGCTGAGTGACCTGCATGGCTGCCTGCGACATAACCTGCGACAACAGTACTTCTGCCTCCTCCGGCATCTCTTTGCCCGGCTCGGCCAGCGTGACACCCAGCTTCTCTTCTATCTGCTTGCGGTAGGCGAAGGCTATATGCTCTGCAATGTGGGCGGTCAAGGCCCCCATAATCTGCTGCGCCGCCGGATTCTGTCCGATGAACGCTGCAATCTGCGGGTCCTGCATGAACGCTTGGTGAGTCGCGATGTGAGCGTCGTGATCCTGATACATAAACGCCTTGATGGGTTTGCCCACCAGCGCTGCCATGTTCTCGCTGACCGGATCAGAAGGTTTGATGTCGTCCTTGGTCGGGACGAGCTTGTCGGCGTTCTTGATGCCCAACACCTCAATCATCTGGCGATGCAGCTGCGGCAGGTCATATATCTGCGGCGCGTTCTGGGCCATTTGCAGCACAGCTTGGTACTGCACAACGCGTTGCGCCATGGTGCTGCTGTTGGGGTCGCTGACGGGAATGACCTCGACCATCGCATAGTCCTCCTGCCTTGCACGGGCTTCACCGCGCTCAGGCACATAGAGGTACTCAGTCGGAGCGTACTCAGCAATGATAGAGCGCAAGAGTTTGAACTCCTGCTTCATCGCGTAATGCACCCGGGCCTGCACAGCCGCCATCGGTTTCAGCGTGCGTTCCAGCAGGGCAAGTGTGGTCCCCACTGGCGCGTTGGCGCTCATATCACTGATTTTCATATCGCTGATGGCGCCGAGCCTGCGACCTTCTTCGGTGATCTGATTCAACAACGCCAGCAGGGTCTGGCTGGGCTCCTTGTAAGGCAGCGTCATGATATTGTCGCGGATCGACCCACTGGCCACGTCCACGTCGCGGAACTCGCCCGGCGGGATGGGGGTGTCGTCACCCTTGATGCGCAAGCCACGAGTCTTGAGGCCACCGGGCAAGTTAGCCAGCGTACCTGCGTCAACTAATTGACGGATCAGCGAAGTGCCTGCACGGGCGTAGCCACCCACGATGTGGATCAGACCAAGTCCGTAAAAGCCAAACCCCGGCACATACACGTAGTGCACAAAGTACTGGCGCTTTAACATCAAAGCGTCATCAGGGTTCCAGTTGCGGCGTATTGCCAGCACCTTGCTCGTACCCCGGTCGATCGTCACCACGTAAGGTTTGGCAACCTCGTCGTCCTCTTCCTCATCCAAGCCCTCTATCACAAGCTCAGCATGCACCTCGTACAAGGTATAGCGATCGTCGTCGGTCAGGGTGTAACCACCCTCCTCAGCCTTCTTCTCCTCAATGTCGGAGTGATACGGCGTCGGCTCACCAAGGTCTACGTCGATGTAGAAGCCCGACTGCTGGAGCTTCTTGATCTCGTTCTTGGTCTTGCGCATCACGTGGGTTACACGTTCTGCAGTCTCAATGTGGGACGCACCGTAAGGCACGATCACGTCTTCCGGCGGGATAAAGAGTGCCACTTGGCGCCCAATGGCGGGGTCGTAGTAAATCTTCTTGAACGCCGAACCAGCAAGGCCGAGG